ACGACTCGATCAGGCGACTCATTATTTGAAATGACGTATTTAATGTAACTCTCAAACGGATGTACGTTCTTATCACCCTTACCGAACAAAGACTTGGCAGGAATATTAAATTGATACACCTCACCATGAAACTCATTTTCTAATAGTAAAGACACACGACGCTGATACTTACATGCTCGACTATCGTTTTCCCCAGAACCTTTGATATTCTGCGGACAGGTTGCACAATTACCACTTTGTTTATCAGACGCTAACTCTTCAGGTTTGTCACCTAAGTTTGACCAGCAATTAGGTAGAGTAGCTTCTTTACTAGGGTCAAATTTACTCTTGTAAAAGATTCTAGAAACCTTGGGTAACGCCCCAATAATTACAGCCCTAAACTCCCCCCGCACAGCGCCACCAATTTGTTCCCCATTGATAATCTTTTTAAACGTTCCGTTCGTATTCGTTTGAATTCTACGGCTTTGGTTTGAAGAAGTGGTGGTTAAAAAGGACTTAGCAAGATCACTAAGTTCATTGCTACCGTCTACTGCTACTGATTTGTTTTGGAATATAGTTACATCGCTCATTTATTTCTCCCGTTTATTTAGATTTTGCTCTTCTTACTGTGATTGAAAATTGACTATCAGTCTGCAAACCAATAGGACATTTATCTGGATTTTCTTCCAGAAACTTTCGCATGTTAGTTTTATGTATCCGTTGCTCTAACAATGGGAAGGCATCGTTCTCTTTTATGAAATCATACATAGACTCCCAATCAGAAGCCCAGTACCTAGTAGTTACACCTTTCATAATCGTTCCAGAATCAGTGCGAATAGACTGAGCGTTCTGATCTTGCAACAACTCAAGCAACTTAGCACTGACTAAATCCAATTGCTTTTTCAAACCCTCAAGTTCTTTTTTATGCTCTTCCCGTTTTATATCTAAAGCGTCTCGAATCTTAATGTATACAGAAGTTAATTTTTCTGTGTCCATTTCATCAATCTGCATTACTCCTCCCTTATTATGTTTTGACTTTGTCCAACACTCCTATTCTAAAAGTTCTTGTCTATATAAGTCAATAACTTTATTGTGATTATTAATATTGTCCCTAAGCATTGAATACAAACGTTTTTCTACATCACTGCCTGATATATGAACCACATTCATAGCGTTATTCTGCCCAGGGCGGTCAATTCTAGCATTTGCTTGTAAGTATGTTTCGACACTTGTCACTGGTGCATACCAAATAATTGTATTGGCGGCGGTCAAAGTTAATCCATGTGAAGCAGCTTGCGGTTGAATAATTAAAACCCTTGGATCTTCTTCGGTTTGAAATTGTTTAATTCTTTCTGAACGTTTATTTAAATTTACTTTGCCACTAATAATTGTAGATGTAATTTTTTTAGCGTCTAAAAAATCTTGTAATAATTCTATAGTGTGCGTGAACGGCACGAAGACAAGCACTTTGTGTGAAGCTTCTTCAATAACTTCGAGGATCGCATTGAGTCGCTTGGACACGTCGAACCTTATAGTTTCTTTAGTATCCGAGTAAACCGCACCACCAGATATCTGTAACAATTTGTTTAGGTTAGTCGCGGCATTTACAGCTGTAATCTGTTCTCCCGCCGCTTCCATAGTCATTTGTTTCTTTAGCTTTTCATAATACTTTTTCTGTTGTGGAGTGAGTGGTGATTCTCTATCGAGGTATGTAACCTTCGGTAAGTCCAAACACTGATCTTTTTCAAACCGAATAGCAGGTTGTAGAATATTATGTACAACTTCTTGTGCGTTTCTTTTTGGTACCCATTTGAATTGAGATACCTTATACATAACAGAGTCCCGGTAGTGCCCATAAAATTTAGGAGCTTTCTGGGGGTTAACTAACTTTGCTAACCCATATGCATCCAAGGGCGATTGCGCCGCTGGAGTACCAGTGAGCATCCAAAGCCACTCTACTCGATCGGTAATTCTTTTAAGTATCTTCCATCTATTAGTCTGTGGGTTCTTGTAGGCATTAGCCTCATCGACAACAATTAAATCAAACCCCCCATTCTTTATTTCATCTTCAACAATCGCCACGCCGTCAAAATTAATGATGACAAACTCTGCCCCGGCAGCCAAGATTTTCTTCCTAGCCTTAGCGTCACCATGTGCTACAGAACAAGAACGATGCGTAGCAAACTTAAACAAGTCTTCTTGCCATGCGGACTTCATGATTGATAGGGGGCATATGACTAGCACTCGATTGATTTCCCCAAGCTTCATTAAATAATCCGCAGACCAAATGACTGATGCCGTTTTACCCGTCCCTTGCTCGTTAAAACAAAATGCTTTCCTATGTAACGTTAGAAACGAAGAAGTCTCACGTTGATGATCATAAGGCGCAAACTTACCTGTCCACTCGTAGTCTCGTTTAATAGGCGAAGGTACGTTTTTTATACGTAGAGCCGCTAGTTTCCTAGCTTCATCTAACCCCCATCGCACTGCCACTTTGTAAAGGCTTTCAGTTTTTCCTACAACTTTACTTTCTTTTATCTTATCTGTGACTAACTCTGGTCTACTGGTGTTTAAAAGCAACGCAATCTTATTTAGAATTTCCACGTTTTTTTCTTTCCTTGGGGCTAGTTTCAGACACTAGAGCTTTTGAACTATTACGATCAAAACTACGATTAGCGCTAGCGGTAGTGACTCGCGTACCATCCTTGTTTGTGCCGCCTTTTGATATAGCTTTATTATGTGCCACATCTTTATTATCTCCTTTCTTTACTGACCCATTCTTCAGGGCTTTACGCCTCGCTTTGTTACGCATTGCTCGGTTCTTCTTCTGCTCTTCAGTGCCTTGATATGTGTCGTACTCTTTCTTATAGTTACGTTTTTTTCTCATGATTAACCTTTTCTATTGTGTTCACATCGGGAAACTGGACAAAATTTACACAACGGCCCAGTTTTAGCATTCCATACCCCGCTAACTTCAGCGGAATCGAGCCTGTCTAATTGATCTTTAAAGGTATCAAAATACTCATCTCTCTGCTCTACAAAATGTTCTTTATGTATAAACTCATTACTGACCACAAATAACAGGCCCGATTTAACCTTTTTTAGCTGTGGGAAATGTACAAATAACCCCGCAGCAACTAAATCTAACTGCTTTGTATCTGCATATCTTGCGTTCTTACTCGTCTTGTAATCTAAAGAATAGCCAGTATCCCCTCGAATGACTACCACATCAGCAATCCCACGCCACCAAACATCTTTACCTAAGAACTTACAGGGTTCGTAACCACCTTCAACCTTCTTAACCCCAAGTTTTAATTCAGTATGTTTGTCTCCATTCATACGTTTAATAGCCTCAACCACACCCCGGACGTAAGCAAACTTCTCAGGTATTTCCACGTCATCCTTAACGTAATCCTCACATGCTTTATGTACTTCTTGCCCATAAATGGTAGCTTGATTGCCATAATCTTTAACATCCTTTAATACTTTCAAATGAAAATACTTCCGAGGACACTGATCAAACGTTTTTATTGATGAATACGACCATGCAGTTGACATATTTAGCCTTTAAAAATCATAACATTGACGGTTATAGCATATATTCATGTCATTGTGCGGACTTAGTATGTACCTAAACGGACTTAGTATGTACCTCAAATAAATGTGGTCGAGGGACGTACCTTCTCGGTTTCTCGGTTTGTCACGTTTCGTTCCTTTCCGACTCCTCAATTAGCTTTTCCAAGTAGTGCATAGCTTTCTTTAAGTCCTCAACGCCGTTCTTATCCCAACATCGAGCGACATACTTAATGATATTGCCACGAAGAAAGCCTTTAAACTCTTCCTCGGACATCCAAGACTTCATAGCCTTCCAAGGCTGTAGCCCCATATTCATGTAGTGATCGCCCCCGATTTGTTTCTTATCAGCTTTCTGTGTGTAAGTGTGGTCGTAAGACGTACCTACTGAGTGCAATAAAGAATCGTAAACTGTCTTTCCATCAAAATCGTCTTCCGTCATGCTAATTGCCCTCCTGATTTAAGTAAGTCTCCTCCGAATACGTGCGTACCTGTATGGTCTAGCTTAATACTCGGATGTGCGTATATTTTCCCGCCATGTTTTCGCCACAACTCGCAGAAGTGGTAGTCCTCAGATAACAATGCACCTGTACCATCAATGCTTGTATCAAAGAACTGATAGGTAATTGGGTGTATATACTCACCATCCGAGTCTCTAAAAGATGTCCGTCTGTACGTAGGCACATGATCTTTAAGTTTCTCAAGTACACTGCGTTTGATTAGCATGAAGCCTGTACCGCCATGCCGTACCTCGATAACACCTGACTCATCTACTTCTGCATGATCACCTTGCGCTCCCATCATGTTAAATACAAACGAACCACTGTAGTCAGCCAAGTTATCTTTACCTTCTCTCGCAGCTCTAGCTACTGAATCCCATGCAATCTCTTTCTTCGAGTACACACCACACACTACATCTTTCTCTGCTAGTAGTAGCGCAGGTATAGCCCCAGCTGGGAATGTTATGTCTGCATCAATAAACATCAAGTAATCTGCATCACGTTCGAGGAACATCCTAGCCAAGTCATTACGTCCACGAGTTATTAGACTCTCGTTAGTAAGCGTAGCTATGTAGGTTTCACATTGCAGTTCAGTTAGCGTTTTCCATGCACCCAGTAAACTAAGTGAGTAGCCCCCTGTACACATACCACCGTACATCGGGGTCGCAATCATTATCTTCGGTCTATCAATCATACTGGACAGCCTTTCTTTTTTACCTCGTTGTAATGCCCGGTAAACGTCATTTTTGTGTTAAAGAATGAACCAAATTCTTTTTCGGACACTTGATGGTGTTTAAGTTTTATTTTTTTATCGTCGGTTAGCGGTATTAAATGCGCTAATGGAGTCTTGTATCTAATGTAGTTAGTGTAAGTCTCTTCTCGACGTTTAAATATAAGGTTCACATTGGTTACATGTTGATACTTAAACTCTGTCATCCCTGATAACACTTTATAGTCAAAGTTATATAGCGTATTCCAAGTTGGGTCTTGCCATACAAAACGTGTTGTATCGGTTGCTCGAAACACCCAAGGCGAAGACAGCTTTAAGTGTGCGTATTCTTTTGAGTTAAAGTGTGTGCCTATCTGTTCTTTATCGTGGATTTCTGCATTATGAGCAGGGTCAGAAAACTGCCATCGATAATTGTCTGTTCCTTTCTTACCTACCTCGACTGCCACATCGCACCAAGCAGATAACATGATTCCACGTTTGTATAAGTCTATAATTGAAGGGCATATACGCATAGTAGGTACTGAGAAAAAACCATCCCTAGGTACGTAAGTTTTAGGTAACTCTTTCCACCAATCGGGGACAAACTCAGCCGCGAGTTTTGGTTTAGCATATTTAAACGCTCCCTCTACTGGGGTAAAACAATCAATCAAAAGTGTTTTCTTTCTAAAGAAAAACATAACTCCTCCTATTTATCCCATTTCTCTGATTCAAGAGTAATGGCTTGTCTCATCAAATGTCCATCGACTGATAAGTCCATTGCTTTCTTTTTAGCTTCTTCATACTTCTTAGAATTCATCAAGTCTTGTACTTCTTTTAAATGCTTCTTAACGTTTAACCAGTGCTCACTCCAATCTATATACTCACTCATTTACAACTCCCATAGGTTTTTCCATCAAAAGCCTCACAATCGAGGGGTAGTTCTTGCGCCCAAGTAGGGCGTGTCTTCATTACTTTCTCTACAAACTTCTTTGCTTCTCCTACTTCTTCGTTAGGTACAATACATGCAATCGCGTCATGCACCGTCATCACTACCTTGTACTTCTTAGCGATACCAAGCAACTGCTCACCAATAACTATTCGAGCCAATGCCTGACACACATTCTCTATAACTTTTCCACCATATATACGGTTCGCAATGACTGATCGTCCGCGTCTCGTGTCGTACACAATCTCAGTCTTCCCACCCTCAGTTTGTTGTCTACGTAAGTTTGGGTATTTTATATATAGGTTGTTTGGTAGGCGTATACCTTTCTCATCCACAGACAGTACGTTCCATTTACCTAACGATGAACCAAAACCATCTATAATCCCTTCCAGAGTATTACTCCCGTCTTTCCACAACATAGGTATCCATCGATAGGTGTTTCGATAAACATGAATAATCCGTTTGCACTCATCCGCATCTAGCTCTACACCAAAGTTCTTAAGTTGAGCCTGAAACTTCATCGCGCCCATGCCATAACCCGCACCCAGAATCGTAGTCTTACCAACAAACCGTTCGTTCTGATCTATCTGATCTACTGGCTTACCATATATGCTACTAGCCATAATCTTGTATACATCATCGCCTCGATCAAACGCTTCAACCAAGTCATGTTCTTCAGCTAACCATGCAAGAGTCCGCGCCTCAATTTGAGATAAGTCACAGTCAATCATGGTGTAGCCTTCCGGTGCACAAATCGCATCTTTCAATGGCGACTTACGTGGTAGGTTTTGCATATTCACCTTGTCATCACCACCCCATCGCCCAGTATGAGCCGCGTAGTAACGTAAGGGTATTGGCATAGTCCCGCGTGTTGCAATATTAATAAACCTAGCCGTTCTTGTTTCCTCGATAGTAGATTTAACACCTAACCTCGCGGACACTAGCGCTTGTACTGTTTCGTTCTCATGCTCTAAAAGTTTTTTAAACTCTTCATCAGACTTAGCGAATGCTAGTGTTTCCTTCCCTGTTGTTGGGCTGATCTTTGTTGGTGGGATAACACCGTGGCTTTTAAGTAACTCAGCAAACTTAGGATTACTCATGATCGACTCTTTGTCCGCCTTAATCTTAGCCATCAACTCAGCTTTCTTTTTTTGTACTCCTTCTAAATGTGCACCTAAAATATCTACATCTAGCTCCAGGACAGGCTCGCTAAACATTTTTATGGTCAGATTAATTAGATCCAACTCTTGTACGTTTAGGTTCGGCAGTAGTTTTTTAAATAACTTGTAAGTCAACTCAACGTCTTGAACACAATAACCCGCGTATCGAGCCAAGCTTTCAGCGTCAAAGTCTATACGGCGTTTACCTAGCGCGTTGATTACTTCATCCCCTTTCGTTCCTAACTTATAGTAGTCACTTAAAGCTTTTAGACTCCCGCCCACCTCAATAGAATGTATGGCCCTAGACATAGATAAAGTATCCACAATCTTTTTAGGTTTAATACCAAATCGCCAACTTAAGATCGCCGCATCAAACATCGCATTGTGAGCAATGGCTATATCATTAGTCCAATCAAACTTTTCTAAAAACTTTTTAGTCTGCGTATGAGTTCCACTAAACCATTCAGTCTCCCCGTCGTTTTGTTTTACCGATACACCGATCACCTCAAACTGATCATCGCGTATGTATGCTTCAGTAGTTAGTTTGGATAACGAGTACTGCTTGTCGTAGTAGGTCTCAAAATCAAGTGTCAGTATTTTCATATAGCCAACCTAAGTAGTTTAGCCGCACGAGCCTTTTCTCTACAATACGCGCACTTAAACCTCCAGATTCCGTTAGCCATAATTACGTTCTTACCATCTTTAACAGGTTGCACTCTTTGACAACTTCTACAGTACTTGCCTTCGACCATAACTCCATCGCCATTAAATATTTGTTTGTTTGAGGCTTTCATATTTCTTGCTTCCACGTTTGTGTTATCTGAATATCCTCAACAAACTCATCATCGTTTACTACCTCGATCAGCGTGCGGTCAACAGCATCTAAGTGTTTAAGCTCTTCTATTGCTTGTTGTTTAATCTCATCCTCATTGCCATCGGGATCATTGGTGAACGCTTCTAATTCAAATTCGTACGTGTATGTACGCGTCACAGTAGCTATAACGCTGTGTTTATAATCCATCATGTTCGCTCCTTTTGTTTAATTATTTATAGTGATTTACTATTGCCCTACCCCATACCGCTACAAAACGGCAAGAATAACATCTCCATTCTTTACCTTTGCCTTTTATCGGTCTCATTTTACCTCCCTTAACTAATTGCTCTTCTTTACATCCAGAGCAGTACTTTTTCATAACATCTCCTCAATCAAGATCCGTACATGCTCTATGTTCTCCTCGTTTACAACGAGCGCGACACCCTTTGTTTTTCGGATCGCTTCCATCTCTCGTTCTTGAAGAGCCGTCGGTTTGTTCTTACCCGCTTTACATTCAATGGCAAAAAAGTTTCCCTCGAGACAGCAAACTATGTCTGGAACTCCACTTCTCCCAAAGCCGTACGTAGCCGGAAAGAAGTAGTAGACCCCAAACTCTTTAAGTATCTTGACTACTTTGTCCTTCACTTTTTTCTCTGGCGTGACAGCCATAAACCCTCCTTTTGAGTTTGTTAACCTTCAAATACTATCACTATCATCATTTTCTTTTTGTTTTTTCTCGGCAGCCACATGTTGTTCAAGCGCTTTTCGCAACGCCAAACTAAAACTTGGGAATGCTCTAAAGTGATCGGCAACAGATTTTGGAATCCGTGCTGTAATGTGAACTAATGGTTCTTTCATAACGCTCCTTATTGAATTGTGTTATCAGTCATCGGTGAAAGAAATTCTTCATAGTGTTCTTTCAAAACTTTCAGATACACGTACTCAGAATAATCTTTATCGCCCTTATCTCCGACATCGGCTTTTGAATGCATCACTTGACTTGTATGCACTATTAAAAAAGCTAATCGAATCTTCTCCATGAACTCAGACGGCATTTCATCAGGGTTTTCAACCCCCCATTCATCTTCAAACATAAGTAAATCCTAATTTTGATTAAAAATTTATGTTACTTCATCCGAGCTAATTTCGCTTTTCTCCCGCTCGAGAACCGCCAAACCAAGGAACTCTGCGGTCTGGGGCACGATTGCATTGCCTAACTGTTTAAGTCTGTCCACCCTGTTGGAAACCCCATTAGCCACTCTACCCACTGCGGGTTCAACTGACCATTGGTCTTGGATTGGTTGTCCGTATGTTGAACTGCAACGTCCAAGGTATCCCAACTCACTTTCCCGTTTCTTATCCGCCCACCGATATAACCACCCTTGTGATCCCTCGTTGTCGGTGTGGGCCATCGACCCACTGTGTTTAGCTGAACCGCTTCCGGCAGATTGTGACCCCGTTTCTCCCACGTTTTCACTGATTCCGGTGTTGCCGCACCCTTGTGATCTGATGCTGTTGGCGTGGGCCATAGCCTTGGTTCCTTCACTTGATCTTGTAATCTGATCTGTATTGGGTGACCGCTCGGACGTTTCAAATGCCCCTCGTCCAATGCCTTCTTGATCCCTATCAAATTGCTTCCCCCCGCTACTGCGTCTGGGGTACGCCATAATCCAGATTCTGTCCCTACGGTGAGGCGCACCAAATGCTGATGCGGGTATACAATTCCATTCCGCATCGTACCCGATCTCAGAGAGCGACCTGAGCACTTGATCCAATCCCCTAGATCGAAGGGCTGAGACATTTTCGATGATCGCGTATTTCGGCTTGATTTCTTTGATAAGCCTGTGGAATTCCGACCAGAGACCCGACCTTTTCCCTTCAAGTCCTTCACCGTTTCCCGCGAGACTGATGTCTTGGCATGGGAACCCTCCAACGATAACGTCAATTGTTTCTTCAATTCTTTTTTCAATGTCTTCTCCAGTTAAGTTTGATACATCATCAAAGATCGGCACGTCGGGCCAATGCTTTTGCAATACCTTTTGGCATTTCTTATCGACTTCACAAAATGCTACGGTCTTCATCCCTACGCGTTCAAGTCCTAGACTGAACCCACCGATACCACTGAACAGATCTAGAACATTCATTGTCTACTCTCCGGTTTGAACATATCCATATCTCGGACGTGTGAATCTTTGTCCGTCCGATGTGCCTTAAACTTGTAAGATATTTTCGCGTTTTCCAAGGCAGTAATGAATACTCCGAGGTCACGATCCTCCTCCAAGTAAGCAAATTCACCACGTTGATAACTGTATGGCGAGATTTCCCTATCCACGCCCAAACGTTCAAGCATTGATCTTTTAACCTTCCCCCACGCGTGTGAGGGATCTTCAAATATGTGAATAATCATAATTCTTCCTTATTTTTGTCATTAAACTCTTCAACGATCCATGCCATAGCCGTACAGATTTCACTCCATCGATCATCATTTAGCGGATCACCTTCTGGTATTTCGTTTGCCCGAAAGCTTTCCAACGCGTCCCATACCACCTCGAACCACGTCTCAACGTTTGCGACAGTTAAGTAACCTTGTTTCATCGGATCTCCTTTCGACCGTTAATATCTAAGTTAGCCAATTCCCATAATTCATAAAACCGATATAACTCTTTGACTTGTAGTGGGGTCATCGAATCAACGTCATGTTCATCCATCGACAGTTGCGGCAACCCGTTCTGCTGGTGGTGGCGCGCTCGCTGGTCTCGGTTT